TTTCCAGATAACAATGGACCCGTTGGGATACTTGTAGGTAATCATAAAATTGCGCCATACTGGTAAGCGTTCAAGCCATAGAATAGCATAAACAGGTAATCCGCAACTTATGAGAATCCGTTGATGTACATATACATATAATGAACCAAGTGATTATAATCACCATAGCTTGTTGTCAGCACCACAATTATGACTGATGACCAGGCCCGTAATGGAGGCCTTAGCTTGTTAAAGTTCGTTAAGTTGGGACCGTAAAGTCCTTGCATTTAAGTAGTTGGTCACTGATTTAAATGTAGTAACTCGTGTTTTAACAGAGAACTAGTGGTAAGTTGAATAACGTTCTTGTATAGGAACCTGAAAAGATTCACTAGATCTGAAGTTATAGTGTATATGCATCACCTTATGAAATTGAATGAATGCTGCCTACCGAGTACAGTAATTCAAGGACATAAGTCATTGTAAGGCAGGCGTCGCTCCTTTATGTCGACGAACCCCTATTTTAATGAGTAGTAAGTCTATTAATTAAATATTTTAGAGCTGGACCAACTCGAAAAAGTTACAATGAATCACTTTGTGTGTGATTAAAATACATCTTTTGAAGTGTTGAATATGCATTCAGTTTAATAAAGTATTTCAAGAGATGAGATAATTACAAATTATAATATTGAGAGAAGTTAATTATTACAGAATTCATAATTTTCTTAACAGGAAGATTCATCTATAGTTCATGATGAATGTGAAATAAATGATGACATTGACTCTGATTGTTCAAATTTTGATATGTCACATTGGGTAACAAATAGCGCAAAACTAGTGAATTGTTCTAATTCTAATGCACTTGACCCTACATTATAGAAAAATGCTATGGTTGATTAATCATCTGATTGTTCTAATTTAGATATTTCCCACTTATAAAGAGCTAATGAGCTAGTGGATATAATATTTGATTTAGAACATGATTAGTTAATTGATTATAAGTAGTAGGTGTTTACTAGTTTTGATCTTGACGCAAACCATAAGATAGGTATGGTGTACTAGGGTAAGACTGTGAATAAATAAAAATCTTCAAAGACAGTTTAAGTGAATTAAAAATTGGATAATTAATAAAAACCAAAGAAAATAGATCTTGTGAACAAAGCTCAAAAGAATAAGAAATAAGCTATTTAAAAGTAAATAAAGAAAGCAAAGGAATAACCATTAGAAGCTGTCTATATCCCCAAATCTAAATAATATAAACTTAATTTTGAATAGGGATGCCATTTTGCTTATACTAATGCTGAAATTATTGACGTAGATGGCAATTCTGTTTCTTTACTGTCTGTGCCAGATTTAATAAGATAAGCTTGTCCAATAACTGCATTTTTGTATTATTATACTAAGGATAGAGTAAAAGATAGAGATTAATATTTCGATACTAAATAGCGTTATACTGAATTGAAAGCTCTATAAAATACTTTGTTCTCGGGTATAGATTTAAATGTAGATGGTTTTTGGTCACTTAGGACAGATACGTTACCCGATTATATGGAAAAGATAAATAAAGTCCTATACCCTAATTAAGATTAATTATTAACAGTAAGAATATATGATGTGACAGATGAGCCTTTACGTGATTATGAACATTATGATCTAATAGTGATAGTATATGAAAATAGAGGTTTGAAGTAAGGACATTTTTTCATAAATGAATAGAAATATTAAGGTTCAATACCATCATAAGTCACTACAGCTATGATAAATGTTTCAGATCCAATCTTAGGAGGAGACGTAAAAAATGATCCTAAAATTGGTATTTAAGAGTTAGTGACAGAATTTGATATCATAACTACAAGTTAAAAGGATAATGAAGCGTTTTAAAATCATGAGCAAAGCGCACTTGATCAGTCTGATTAAATGGTCGAAGAATAATAAGAAGAACAACCCCAAATTGCTCCTTAAAGTTCATTTTTTGTATAAAGATGTACATAACTTTAATAATATTTTAAGATAATATAAAAATTCTTTATGGGATAGAGTGTTTATCCTGAATAATAAGAGTAAGTATTATTAAGAAATAGAAACAGTGTGTAAGATCGTTGTTCAATAAATGATCATTATAAGTGGTTTGTAAAACATTATGGGTGGAAATGTAGGTTAGATGAGAACTCATAATACAATATAATAGATTATGCTTTTAATCTTTGTAACAGAGAGAAATATGAAGGTGAACATATAGTTCTTAATGTAGTTCGAGGATAAAGGGACGGAGCTTTATTTCATAATAGCGGTAGATATTCAGTATTGCCATCTAAATTATAAGCAGAATCTTGGTCTGCTAATTTCTATAGTCGTTTATATAATAGAGATAAGACATATTAATAATTAGATTAAACTATAATAATAAGGCAGTAGAAGATAATTAAACTAGATACCATATTTACTACTTTTGATGTCCCAACTATAGGAATATTATAATAAATAGATATTGGTTACAATATATAATTATGTTTGGTTACTGCTAAATATATATAAGAATATTAGGAAAATTTGAGATATAATTATACGCGATAACATTATAATGCACAATATCTCTCAGACTATAATCTTGAATTAGATAAACCTGCTGAATATAGTCCAAATTTTATTATAGATGCTGTTAATTAAAAACAATCAATGTATGATCCTAAGAGTGTAGATATTGATAATAAAATTTATTCGCTGATTGTTTAATAGTTACCGTAGTATATTGAGACAAATAAAAAATAAAATACTACTATATGCGATCCTTATTAAGAGCTATAAGGATAATGTTTTGTGGGG